ACAAGGTGTGCAAGGCACACAGGGTGTGCAAGGTACTCAAGGCGTGCAAGGCACGCAAGGTCTACAAGGTTTACAAGGCACACAAGGTGTGCAAGGCACACAGGGTGTGCAAGGTACTCAAGGATTACAAGGTAACGATGGTACACAAGGCACACAAGGTGTACAAGGATTACAAGGTATACAAGGCACACAAGGTGTGCAGGGATTACAGGGACCGTTAGCGGGTATTGCTACATATATACAACCAACTCAACCTTCCGTAGCTGCAGGAGTTCAATATTTATGGTGGCAAAATACAGGATCAAATTATACGTTATGGATTAACACATAGTTTTGGAAAAATATAAAAATGATGTTATTATTAGTTATAAAATATAAGCGGGGAGTGTGAATAAATGCCATTACAAAATGCCTTTGGTAATCTAACATTAGATGCCACTACACAGCAAACTAATACACAACTTTCTCTATTCCAGCAAATCTTGCAACCACTACAAAGAATTGCTCAGCTTTTAAAACCACTTGGTTTAGTTACAAATGCTACTGGTCGTCTTAACGTTGATATTAATAATATTACTGGTGGTACTATTGGTACTGTTACAAACATTACAAACTTGCCAACTTTGGCTAACGTAACAACAGTAGGTACAGTATCATCAATTACTGCTGGAACGATTACTACAGTTGGAACACTAACCAACCAAACATTAATTGGTGGAACAAACGCATTTGCACAAATACACGATATTAGTCGTCAAGGATACAATACAGCAATTAGGGGAAGAGTAAGTTAAATGGCAAACACATTAGTTAATACATTAGATCTACCATTTTGGGAACTATTAAACCAGGCTCCAGCAGCATCATCTGCTTTGTCTGCTATGTCTACAATTGAAGATGGTACTGATCGTTTTATTTATTATCATACTACTCAGACCCTATACCGATATGATACTTATAAAGATACATGGCAACAGCTTGCCCTTTCCCCCGCAGCAGGATCAACTGTTCTTAACATTAAACATACAAAACGTCGTGGCTTTCATGGTCGTGTTCTTTCAGCAACATCTTCAACAGTAACTATTGGTGGTCTTCGTCTTCAGAATTTATCTGGTGAAACTATGAGCATTGAATACGGAACTGGGCAGGGACAAGAAAGAACTCTTACATGGGTAAGCGATAACATTGCTGATTCTGGACTTATTACTTCAACAACTACTTCAACTCTTGGAGATTCTACTAAAAAGTGGCGTTTTAATCAGTGGGCTGGGTACACAGTGGGTATTACTTTTGGTACAGATGCTACACAATATAAAAGAGTTATATATAATGATGCAACTACTCTTTATCTTTCAGATTATAACTTACAACCACACGACCCTTGGGGTCAACAAGTATTTGTAGCAACATCACCATATGCACTGCCAGTAGTAACTGCAGGTGCACAAGCTAACTATACAATTTCATCTCAAACATTTAACGTTAACAACAACTGGACAACAACACCAGATGATACATCGTTCTTTACTACAAGAACTGGTGGTATTTATATGGTTACATCAGCAGCTGCTACACCATTCTTTAACCTTTATTATTATGATATTGCAAATGATATGTGGACACAAAAAACAACTCCACAAAACTTTTTATCTGCAGCACTTGCCACTGATGTTGCGTTTGAACGCACTGGAAGAATTGGTACTCCATATGTAACAAAAGTTGGAACAGTATCAGCAACTTCTAGAACTTTAGCAGATTCAGGACTTGCATTAACAGCAGATCGTTATGCTAACCATGTAATAAATATTACAGGCGGAACGGGAATTGGTCAAAAACGTCGTATTGTCGGACATACTGCAACTACATTTTCTGTAACCCCAATTTGGGATACAACACCAGATTCAACTTCAACATATGAAGTAATCCCAAACTTAGATAAGCTTTGGATGATTGCAGGTGGTAACGCATCTATGTTTCAATATGACGTTGTTACCGATAATTGGTCTAATGCTGAAATTTTTGATCAAGGTATAGCAGTTAATCAGACTGCCAAGCTTAGCAATTGGCAACCTATCGGTGTTACATCTATTACAAGAATTGCTTCTGGAGTTGTTACTGTTGCTTCTACTCCAATAGCAGCTGGAACAGGTTATTCTATTGGTGATATATTAACACTTTCAACTGGTGGTGCAGGTGCTCAAGTAATTGTCAACAGCGTTGCATCTAATGGTGCTATTTTGTCAGTTTCTTTAATTAACTCAGGATCAACCACTGGTTATACAGTTTCTACATCAGCAACAACTGGTGGAACTGGAACTGCTGCAACTATTAGCATTACTGCTGTAGGACCTACAGCTAACGTAGTAACTGCATCCAACCATTTTTTCAAGCCTGGCGAATCTGTAACGCTTGCAGGTAATGCAACTGATACTACTTTCAATGCAACTTTTGTTATTATTGGACCTTATGCAATTAATGGTTTTAGTGTTTCTGCACCTTCAAGTACAACAAACCCTACTGCAGCAGCAACTCAAGGAACAACAACTCTTGTAGATTGTGATGCATCATGGACAACAAATGAACATATTGGTCGTATTGTTACAATTGCAGTTTCTGGTATTAATCCAACAACTCAGACTTCTTGGATTACTGCAAATACAGCAACTACTCTAACTTTATCAACAACAATTACCGCAGCTGTAAATGGTACTTCTAAATATTGGATTTCTGATGCAAAATTATTTGGTACTGATGATCAATATAAGCATGCAGGTAAAAGCTACAATGGTTGGGCAACAAGCGGTTCAACCACAACTTTGGTTGATACTACAAAATCTTGGATTCCAGGACAATGGGTAGGTTACTATTTTAAGATAGAAGCGGGAACTGGTTATGGTAGTACTGGTCGTATTGCTATTACTGCAAATGATGCAACTACCTTAACATTTGCTACCCAGTCATTTACTCCAGATACAACAACAAAATATGAAATTGCCGATTCTTGGGGACTTGTTACTACAGGTACATCTACAACCGTATTTTCTGACACAGCACACATTTGGCCAGTTAACTTTTATGCTGGTAAACGCCTTCGTTTCACAGCAGGTTTAAACCTTGGATTTGAATCAGCAATTACATCTAATACATCAAATCAGATAACTCTTACATCTGCTGCAACTTCTACACCAACAACACAAACAGCATATTGCATTGTTGCACCAGCAACTCGTGGTGCAGCTTCTTCATTACTGTGGAACTGGGGATCAACTGATACCGCAAAAACAGGACGTTATTTTTATTCTGTTCGTGGCGGTAATACAACAGGTCAAATTGATATTTATGATATTGCTGCTGGCAAATGGATACTTACTCCACATATTCGTGGTCTTTCTGAAATTTGGCAGACAGGATCTGTATATGCCTATGATGGTTCAGATACAATTTATTTAACTCGTACTTCAAGCGGTGGTGTTTCTCGTGTTCTTGCTTATAACTTGAATACACAACAAATTCAGGGTATTGGAACCACAACGATGCTTACTCAGACTGTTACTACTGGAAACATTATGGAAATAATTAAAGATGTTTCAGGTAATAAGTTTCTTTATTTACTACAAGGTTCAGGAAACCAATTAACAAGAGCCCTAGTCTGGTAATAACTAGACAAAAACATATATAGTAAGGTATACTTAAACTATGAATTTAGTTCAAAAAGCCGTTGAAAACGGTGGTAAATTAGCTCCTTTGGTTATAAAAGAAGGTTTAAGTAAAGGTACGGGATTAATGAATCCCTCAATATTTATAGATGACAATGGAGATATATTAGTCAATCTACGCCATGTTAATTACACACTTTATCATTCAGAGAATACTCAGAAGTTCCCGTCAAGATGGGGACCATTGTCATATCTTCATCCAGAAAAAGATATTAACCTTAGAACAACTAACTATTTGATGAAGCTTGACAAAGACCTTATGGTTACTAATCACACACTTATTGATACCTCAGAACTAGATGTTGAACCTTTGTGGGAATTTGTTGGTTTAGAAGATGCTCGTTTAATTAAATGGGATAATAAATATTATGTTTGCGGTGTTCGCAGAGATACCACTACAAATGGTGTAGGGCGTATGGAACTATCTGAGTTAAATATTGATATGGATAATTTTACTGCTAAGGAAGTGTCACGTCTTAGAATTCCCGCTCCAGGTAATGATAATTCATATTGCGAAAAGAATTGGTATCCAGTATTAGATAAGCCTTATCATTTTATTAAATGGACAGCACCTACAGAGCTTGTAAGAACTTATCCAGATGAACCAGCAAGATGCGAACAGGTATTTCATAGAGATAGTCTTAAAGTTCCTGCAGATCAAAGAGGTGGTTCTCAGTTAATTAAGTTTGGCAACCTATATCTTTCTGTGACACATGAAGTAAATCTGTTTCATAATTATTTAAGTCAAAAAGATGGCATTTATCGTCATCGCCTATGTGTTTGGGATGATGACCTAAACCTTGTTGGAATTTCACCAGAACCTTTTTCTTTCTTAGATGCAAGAATTGAATTTGCGGCAGGTGCAGCAATTTTAAACGGGGACCTACTAATCTCATTTGGATTTCAAGATAATGCAGCATTTATATTAAAGGTTCCAAATGTAATATTAAATGAAATGGTGCAGGAGGCATTGTCATATGAATTCAATTGAGAGTTTAATTGAAGCAGCATCTCACGATATGTTTAATCCAGTATTAAACTTTGAGATTGCTAAAAAATACGAGGAGCTAGAGCAAACAGCTTCTGCCGTATCATTTTATTTAAGAGCAGCAGAATATGGATATGAAAGTAATCCAGTAATTGTTTATACATCTTTAATTAAAATGGCCCATTGTTTTGAAGATCAATCAGGAAGAGAGCATAGTGTAAGTAATGCTCTGCTTCAAGCTATTCAATATATGCCTGCAAGACCAGAAGCTTACTTTTTACTTTCCCGTTTTTATGAAAGATCTCAAAAATGGCAAGAGTGTTACACATTTGCAGAAATGGGAATGATGTATACAACCAGACTTGATAAACTTCCTGCTGATGTTGAATATCCAGGAGCATTTGTATTATTATTTGAAAAAGGCGTAAGTGCTTGGTGGCTGGGAAGAAAAGAAGAATCTTTAGAGATATTTAAAAATTTGCTAGAACAAGATATTCCAGATTATTATCGTTCTACAATTCAATATAACATAGATAAGATATCTCCAAATGCTACTGTTTGATATAGGTGCTAATCGTGGAGATGCAGTAGTTGCAGGACTTCAAAGAGGTTTTGATAAGATTATTGCACTAGAACCCGCTCCAAAAATGTTTTTTATGTTACATAATAATTTTAGAGATGATGAACGTGTAATTCCATTAAAATTTGCTGTATCAGACTCTAATAATGAAAAGATTGAATTTTATGAATGTGTTGAAGATGGCTTATCTACAATTGAAAAGTCTTGGCTAACTGGTGATGGTGCTTTATACCAAGGTAAAGAATTTAGAACAATTAAAGCTGTAACCTGCACAATAGATAGACTTGTAGAAAAGTATGGTTTACCAGATCTAGTTAAAGTAGATGTAGAGGGTGCAGAAACTCAAGTTTTTAATGGTATGACATGTAAGCCAAAACAATTATGTTTTGAGTGGAGCCTATTTACCCTAGATCAACATTTAGAACAGCTTAAGCGTTTAAGAGATGTTAATGGATATACAGAATTTGCTTTGCAATATATTACAGATCATTTGGTAGAGCCTTTACTCTACCGCTCAATGTCTATGATAGATAGTTTGCCTCAATGGATTGAAGATACAAAGCCTGCTTGGGAAAATGGCGGGTGGTTAGAGTATGGTAATAGACAAACTGCAGACGTTGGAATGATATGGGTCAAATAATCGCTTTTTATGATTGATTTGGTATACTTAGAGCAACATGTCCACAACGCCCAAAGGATTTAGATACCCCGTATTAACTGATACCCCAGATGTTCCAAGAGACCTGGGTTATTTAGCAACGAGTATTGATGATTACCTTACTACAAATAAGGGCCCAGGATATTTAGTTTTTTCAACAACATCTCAAACTGTAGCTACAGGATCAAAATCTTTTTCTGTTACAAAAACAGTAGGAAACCCAAATGGCAGTGGTGCGTATACCGCAGGCGATAGAGTAAGAGTAATCAGCTCTGGAACAATAACAAGCTGGGTAGAAGGAACAATAACTTCTGTAACATTAGATACAACTATAGTTGTTAATGTAGATACAATAAATGGATCAGGAACTTTTGTTGATTGGAAATTTAGTTTAACTGGTATTCAAGGTTTGCAAGGTCCGCAAGGGCCACAAGGTACACAGGGCGTACAGGGCGTACAAGGACCCCAAGGTACACAAGGCATTCAAGGAGTACAAGGACCGCAAGGCACACAAGGTGTGCAAGGTGTACAGGGGCCACAAGGCACACAAGGAATTCAAGGTGTGCAAGGTACACAAGGAACGCAGGGAGTGCAAGGTGTTCAAGGAACACAAGGTATTCAAGGTTCTGGTTATAGTGTAACAACTTCAACAACATCAAACACAATTGGAACGGGATCAAAAACTTTTGCCGTAACTAATTCTGGTGCATATATTAATGGTGATCGTGTTAGAGTAATCAGTCAAGGTTCACCAACTAATTTTATTGAAGGAACAATTACTGCATTAACAGTTAATTCAAGCATTACAGTTCTTGCAGATATGCAATATGGTACAGGAGCATTTACTGACTGGAAATTTAGCATTGCTGGTGTTCAAGGTGTACAAGGCACACAGGGTGTGCAAGGTCCTCAAGGCACCCAGGGTATTCAAGGAGTACAAGGACCCCAAGGCACACAGGGTGTGCAAGGCGTACAGGGCCCTCAAGGTACTCAAGGTATTCAGGGGGTACAAGGAACACAGGGTACACAAGGTGTTCAAGGAACACAAGGAACGCAGGGTACGCAGGGTATTCAAGGTATTCAAGGAATTTCTATTCAAGGAACTGCAGGTATAGCAGGTCAAACAAATGCTCACCCAGCAATTAATGCTGTTTCTACAAATAATGGAGCGGGATCAAGTACTTATTTTGCGGGAAGTGCAGATGTTGAAAGCGGAACTGGTATTGGTGCTTACATTGAAGCAAATGCAAATGGAGTTATACCAACAATTGATGGAGTAACACTTGCTGTTGGAAATCGTGTTTTATTTACAGGTAGAGCAAACTCAATTGAAAATGGTATTTATTCAGTAACTAATTTAGGATCAGGTTCTACCAAATATCGTTTTACTCGTGCAACAGATTCGGATAACCATGTTGCTGCACAAGTAGAACCAGGAGATTATGTTTTTGCACTTACTGGAACTTTATATGCAAATAGTACATGGGTTTTATATAGCACTGGTTCTAATCCAGATGGCTCAATTAAAATTGGTACAGATCCAATTCAATTTACACAAGCAGGTGGAATTGGTGCTCAAGGAACTGTTGGTCCACAAGGTACTCAAGGTGTACAGGGCAATCAAGGTGTGCAAGGTATTCAAGGTCTTGGATATGCACAGCTTCAAGGTACACAAGGTATACAAGGCTTGCAAGGAAATCAAGGCACACAAGGAGTTCAAGGTCCACAAGGAACTCAAGGTATACAAGGTGTTCAGGGAACGCAGGGCATACAAGGTACACAAGGTATACAAGGCTTGCAAGGAAATCAAGGCACACAAGGAGTTCAAGGTCCACAAGGAACACAAGGCACACAAGGGTTGCAAGGTTTGCAGGGAAATCAAGGAACTCAAGGTTTGCAGGGTATTCAAGGAACAACTTATAACACTCCAACAATTGGTCAAACACAGATTACATCTGGAGCAACAATATCTGGCTTGCAAGGATTAACTCTTCAAAATACAATTCTTCAAGGAACATTGACAGCCAATGGAACAACAGGTACATCTGGCTATCTACTCACATCTACAGGAACTGGTGTTCAATGGGCAGCAGCACCAATCTCATTACCTGCTCAAACTGGTAATAACAATAAGATTCTTACAACAGATGGAACATCTGCCTCATGGACAGGAGCTCCAACATTACAGTCAATTATTACAACTGGCGATGTAACAGTTGGCGGTAATCTAAGTGTTCAAGGAACAGTAACTACAGTAAGCTCAAGCACATTAACAGTTGCTGACAAGAATATTGAATTAGCTAAATCAGCTACACCTACAGATACATTGGCAGATGGTGGTGGATTAACACTTCATGGAACTACAGATAAGACATTTAACTGGTATAACACCACACAAGCCTGGACAACATCAGAAAACTTTGATATAGTATCTGGTAAGACAATTTTAATTGGCGGGATTCAAGGAACATCTGGTCAATATTTGAAATCAACAGGATCTGGATTACAATGGGCTACAGTAGATGCTTTACCATCCCAAACAGGAGCTGCAGGTAAATTCCTTACCACTAATGGTTCTGTAGCAAGTTGGGGTATAATTGACGTATCTAGCACAGAAATCAATACTATTATGGGAGTATTTTAATGGCAACTAACACACCAGTTTTGTTTTATAGAGGAGCAGCAGCTACTACTTCTACAACCATTTATACAGTCCCATCTTCAACAGTATCTATTTTGACAGACATTGTTGTTGCAAGTTCTGATTCTAATCAACAGACAGTTACAATTTATGTAGACGATGTAGTGCTTATTCCTACCGTCCCAATTCCATCAAATGGAGTAGTTAATTTTCAATTTAGAACCGTGCTAGCTGCAGGTAAAACAATTAAAGCTTTGGCGGGATCTACAAATGTCACATTACACGTTAGTGGGGTTCAATCAGCATAATGGCTATTAATCAATATCCTTCGTATGACAATATCGCAACCACACTAACTTGGAAAAAAACTGCAACTTCAGGGCAAACAACTTTGTCTGGACTAGATGATTTTGGACAGACATTATCATACACTGCTGGAATAGAACAATTTTATTTAAATGGAGTTATGTTGGTTAGAGCAGTTGATTATACTGCTACAGATGGAAAGACTATTACAATTCCCGCTTTATATGCAGGAGACTATGTTCAGGTTATTTGTTTAGCCCCATATTCTGCAGCAACAACTTCAACAGGAAATTCAGAATCGTTTCATCCGTTTCTGCTAATGGGGGCATAATATGGCAAATGTATATAAGGTTCTTGCACAAAGTTATCCAAATGCAATTACAAATACTGATATATATACAGTAGGTGCAGGTAAGAATGCTATTATTTCAACAATTGCTATTACAAATTTAACAGGATCACAACTTACTTTTAGAATTGCCGTTCGTCCAGCAGGAGAAACTTTAGCAAACAAACACTATATTGCCTATGATTCCAAGGTCGCAGGTAACGATACTAACTTTGTTACTATTGGTGCTACTTTGGGAGCGGGGGATGTAGTAACAGTTTATGTAGCCACACAAGGCATTTCATTCAATTTGTATGGAACGGAGATCTCATAATGGCTGTATCCAAATTTACTTCTACATCTGCAGCAAATGATTTTAACGTCAATGTTGGTTCTGCTTATAGCGTTGTTAATTTTACACAAGAATATCCAAGTGGTGCATATTCTTTTACGTCAGCTCAATTAGATACAACAATGGATGTTTATATTTACAATGCTCTAGGAACATTGGTAGGATATACAAATGGTAAAGGCTTAATTGCATCTGGTGGATTTAACAAAATGATTATTATTGGAGGAACTGTAAGCGACGTTCTTTCATTTTCATATAAAACTACTTTTACATCTGTTGCAGAAACATCAGAAATTACAACAGGCCCAGTTATACTTAGTACTACTCCGCTTTCACTTCCAAATGTTAATTCCTCTACAACTGTAACTGGACTTAATTTTGCTACAGATATTACTGCAACATTTACTGGAACTGATAATCTTGTAAGAAATGCAAAATCTGTTGTAAGAGGATCAGCTAATTCATTAGTAGTTACTCGCCCAGATGTTATGCCAGTAACTTACAGCCCATACACACTTACTGTAACAAATCCAAGTGTGTCTTATCAACCAACAGGTTCTAATGCCCATACAATTTCTGTAACTGCAGGTGTTAATCCAATTTGGGTTACAGCAGCGGGTCCATTATCAACAGCAATAACTACTTCTGCTTATTCAACCACAGTTTCTGCAACAGATGCAGATGGTGGATCTTCTTTAACATATGCAGTTACTTCAGGTGCATTACCAACAGGAATAACTTTAAATTCAACAACTGGTGTAATTTCGGGTACAGCACCAATAGGATCAAATGGTTCATATTCATTTGCAATAACAGCAACAGATTCTGGTGGAAATACAACGTCTAGATCTTTTTCAATTCCAGTTATTGGTTATATTAATTTAACCTTTACTGTTGGAGGAACAGGTAATACCTCAAATGCAACAATTACTGGAAATGGAACAACATCTATTTCGGCATATAAAACTAGCGGGTCAACATCACCTTGGAATTTAACTGCGTACAATACATCTACAGTAACAGCACCATTTAGTATAGAGTTTAGAAAATATGGTCCATCAACAGATGACAGTACAGCGTACACAATGTCTGGAATAACTCCATCAAGTGCACTTTCAAATCAATTAGCAAATGCTAGTTCCGAATATCAATTTATGGCGAGTTGGTACCCAGTAGCAACCAATGGCGGACTGTCAGTCTATGAATACAGCAACTACACTGGAAATGCTAATAGCTATACTCCATCAGATGTTTCAGGAAATAATTATACAAGCGGAGATACTTTTAGAATATCTGTTGCCGCAGACGGAACAATAACATATTGGCATGGATCAAATACAACACCAGCTAGAACATCATCTAAATCAGATTTAACGTTTTATCCAAGCGTAGCACTCTATTCAGTAAATGGTACTAATGGTGGAGTTTTTGCATATAAAGTTAATCAAGGTGCTGTTTGGAATGCTGCAACTCAAACATATGTGGCGGGGTAAAATATGGCAATTAATTCATATCCCGCAGATAAAAAAGGTATTTCAAATTCCCAATGGACATATACGGCGGTAGGTGGAGAAACTACTCTTTCTGGATATGATTCTAAAGGACAGCCTCTTTCATATTTAGTAAATCAAGAACAATTTTTTCTTAACGGAGTTATGCTTGTAAGAAATGTAGATTATACAGCAACAACAGGAACAACAATTACTGGACTTACCGCTTTATCAGCATCAGATTTTGTTGAAATTCTTACTTATTCTAATTTTAATGTTTCTACACTTCCTGCTACACAAATTACAGGAACAGTTCAAAATAATCAACTTCAAAATAATTCAATAGTTTTAGGATCAACAACTTTATCTTTAGGCGGAACCTCAACAAGCATTTCTGGTCTTACAATAGATGGAACAAATAATACAATTAGAACAAATAGAGGTGCTACAAATCCTACAACAAATCAGGTTGCAGGAGATTTGTTTTGGAATACAACGTCTAATTCTCTTCAATTATGGAATGGAACAACATGGATTTCATTTGCTGCACCAAATGCACCTACAATAGGTACAGCTACAGATGTTGGAACATCTCGTGCATATAATAATGCTGCAGCTGCGGTATCTTTTACGCCTTCAAATACTGGAGGAAATGCAACACAATATTTTGTTACATCAACACCAGGATCACTAACTTCATACGGCACATCATCTCCAATAACTATTACTGGTCTTTCTTCTTCAACACAATACACTTTTACAATATCAGCAGTAGGTTCTTTTGGAAATAGTCCTGCTTCAAATCCAACTGGAAATTTAACTGTCACTTCGGTACCACAAGCACCTACAATAGGAACAGCTACTGGAGGAAATCAACAAGCTTCCGTAGCATTTACACCTGGTGCAACGGGTGGTGCAACAGCAACATATACAGCAACATCAACGCCTGGAAGCTTTACAGCAACAGGTTCATCAAGTCCTTTAATAGTAACTGGTCTTACAAATGGAACATCTTATACTTTTTCTGTTACAGCAAATAATACAAATGGTTCATCTATTGCAAGTGGTTCTAGTAATCAAATTACTGCAAATCCTGTAGTTGGAGCAAGCTGGATTACACAAAATACTGGTGGAAATTTACCAAGACTTATTGTTTCGGGTGGTGGTTCTGTTATAACACCTTCATATGACGATACCAATTGGGAATATTCTACCAATTTAACAACATGGAATACTGTAGCACGTCCTCATCAAACATTAAGTGCTTGTTGGGATGGAACAAAATTTGCAACAATTTCATATAGCGGATCTACATGGGCACAGTCAACAAATGGTTCAACTTGGACCAGCGGAAGCACAACAGGAAATGTTCCATCTACAAATTCTGCAATTGCATATGGAAATTCAGTTTATGTTTGTTCGGGAAGAACAGCTGGAACATCATATTCATCTGATGGAAAAGCTTGGACACAAGCTGCATCAAATCCATCAATGTCTGATCCTAGACTTGCTTTTGGAAATGGAATATTTTTAATGGTAACATCTGCAAATTCCACAATCTATTATACTTCAACTAACGGAAGCAACTGGACAAGCAGAACAGCACCAGCTGGCGTTGGTATTGTTTCATTTGCAAATGGATATTTCTTTATAAATGATGCCATAGGTGCATCAACAACATGTTATACATCAACCGACGGTATCAACTGGACCTCAAGAACTCTTCCAACATCTACTGTATGGGCAGGTTTCACATATGTTAATGGAGTATATGTTGGGGTTGGAACTGGTGGATCAGCTTACTCTACTGATTTAACAACATGGACAGCTAAAACATTTAGTATATCAGCGTCATCTGGATGGCCTCCAATAACATTTGGAAGCTATGCAGTAGCAGTTGATCAAAATGCTACTGCTTCAATAAGATATTTGAGTGTAACTTAATAGGGGGCAAAAAAATAAATGTCTAAAGCAAGAGTTATATCAGGATATGGAGAAACGGGATCTTTTAAACAAGTCACCGTTACCTCTAATATTACTATGACAGCATATACAAATTATTATGTAGATACTACTTCTGTTGCTTATACTCTTACGCTTCCCGCCACAGCAACAAATGGTGATGAAATTCACGTATTTGATATTGGAAATAATTCTTCAACTAAAAATATTACAATTGCATCAAACAGTGGTAAAATTAATGGTACTGTACAAGATCTTATAGTTGATGTTAATGGAGCAGCAGTAGTCTTAATTTATACAGGTTCACTTTATGGCTGGAGGGCTGGATAATGGCACTTAAATATTCATCAGTAGGTGGTGGAACTGGAACTGGCTTTAACGTTCAAATTACATCTAAATATTCATATGCTACTTTTTTGCAAGCTCAACCTGCAGGTTCTTATACAATTAAATCAGCGGGACTTTATACAAACTGGGATGTGTATCTTTTAGATGCAAGCAATAATTTGGTTGCCTATACTGGGGGAGCTGCAGTAAATCCAAGTTCCTCTTTTAGTGCTATTGTAATTCTTAATGGAACGTATAACGATATTCTTCAATTTTCATTTCAATCAACAGTTATTGCATCAGCAGAAACTACTCAAATTGCGGCGGGTCCATTTATTACAGCCGCTACACCAACATCTTTACCTAATCAAAATAGTACAATTACTGTAACAGGTGGAAATTTTGCAACAGGTGTAACAGCAACATTTACAGGTTCAGATCTTGTTCCAAGAACAGCAAAGGGTATTGTAAGAAATTCTGCATCATCAATAGTTATTACTCGTCCAGACTCTATGCCCGCAACGTATAGCCCCTACACATTAACATTAGGAAATCCAGGTATTAATAATCCTACAAATTCTAGTGTACATATATTTTCAGGTATTACTGTTGGCGTTGCTCCAGTATGGCAAACTTCTGCGGTTTTGCCAGTAGCTGATTTAAGTGCATATTCAACTACAGTAGTTGCAACTGATGCAGATGCAGGAAGCTCTATTTCTTATTCTTATGTTTCTGGATCTTTACCTTCAGGTATTTCATTTAATTCTTCAACAGGAGTAATAAGCGGCACTTATAATGGTTCTACAACAGGAGCAGCAACTTATACAATTCGTGCTACAGATGCGGGAGGAAATACCGCAGATAGAACATTTACATTGCCATACACAGTGATAACAGGTGGAACATTGGTATCAGATTCTACATATTATTATAGAGTATTTAAGAGTAACGGAACGCTTGCAGGCGTTTCATCACTTTCAGCTGATCTTTTTGTTATTGGAGGAGGCGGTGGCGGAGCAAGTACAATTGGAGGAGGTGGAGGAGCAGGCGGAGTTGCTTACTCATCTTCACAATCATTGACTGGCTCTTACACAGTAACAATTGGAGCAGGTTCAATTGGTTCTGGTTATGGTGGAGGTTCATACCCAGCTGGATATGCTGGAACAGCAACCACATTTGGATCTCTAGTAACTGCTTATGCAGGCGGTGGCGGCGGTGGTTACAACACAAGTGCAGCCGATAGCCCTTCAACTACTGGATCGGGTGGAGGAGGAACTCCAACAAGTGCAGCACACCAAGGTGGATACCCTACCTCTACTGGTCAAGGTAATAATGGTGGTTCTGGTGACGGCAATGGAAACAACGGCGGTGGCGGTGGCGGAGCGGGTGGAGTTGGTGGATCCGCTTCAAGCTCAAATTCTGGTGCTGGAGGTTCTGGCACAAATACTTACTCTTCCTGGTTAACAGCAATTTCATCAGCAATGTCTGGAGTTTCAGGTTGGTCATCTGCAGTAACTGGTGGCTATATTGCTGGTGGAGGTTCTGGTGGTTCTCGTCAAGGAAGCGGAACAAATAGTACAACTGTTAACGGCGGAGGCGGAATTGGAACAACAGATCAAACCCAAGGTGGAGCAGGAACACCAAATACTGGCGGAGGCGGCGGAGGCGGCGGTTATGTAAGTAACCCTACTGCTGGAGGACTAGGTGGTTCAGGACTTGTAATTGTTCGTTACACTCGTGCATCAATAGGCGGATAAATTTAAAATGCAGTATAATAAGAATATAATAAAAGGAGGTAAGTAATATGGCACATTGGGCCGAATTAGATGAAAACAATATTGTAACTCGTGTACTTGTTGGAGATAATAATGATCCAGCAGGAGATGAAGGATATCAATGGTTAATTGACAATCTAGGAGGTAAATGGGTAAAAACTTCCTATAATACAATTGCAGGACAACATACTTTAGGCGGGACCCCGCTAAGAGGTAACTATGCAGGAATAGGCTATTCATATAATGAAGAGTTAGATGCTTTTATCCCGCCAAAACCTTTTGAGTCTTGGACATTAAATACAGAAAAATTTAACTGGGATTCACCAAAAGCATATCCAACAGATGGCAAATTCTATACATGGGATGAAGCAGATCAAAATTGGATTGAGGTAGCAGAATAATGGCAAAGAAAAAAGTAGATACTGATTTAGAGCAACCATTCAAGTCTTGGTCATTTGACGAAGAGCTTGGATATTGGGTAGCACCTATAGCAATTCCAGATGTAAGCAAGCCTTATACATGGAATGAAGATAAGGGAGAATGGGATCTCATGGAGTTCCCGTCAAATTGATTAAATGACAAGAGCTAGGGACGTAGCAAACTTTTTAAGCGGTTCAGCAACATTTACAGGTACTGTTACTGTCCCTACTCCTGTAAATGGAACAGATGCTGCAAATAAAGCATATGTAGATACAGCAGCAGGATCAGACATTGGTTTAATTGATAAAATTTATTTTGATGGAACTGAAAGTAGATTTGTTCCATATAGTAATGGGAGCAAGATCACAATAACTAATCCAAATAGGCTTTTAATAACTGTTAATGGTATAATTCAAACAGTAGATTTTCCTGAATACGTTTGGCAAAGTCCACTACCAAGACCAGGATTTCAAGTAGATAACGACGGCTATTTGAATTTCTCAGAAGTACCCCCAGCAGGTTCAACCTTTGACGGGAAGATAATGCTAGGACCAACTACAAATACATCAGGAAAAAATTATCCGTTTTCAGCAGCGGACATATTACTAGGAGCGTAAAACTATGGCAAGAAAAGTAATTCTGGATACAAATTATACATTTGTACCATCTACAAAGACAGTAACAGTTAATAACCGTTACATTCAACAGGAACGTTTGTTACTCATAACAAACGTCACAAAGAACAAGGTCATTTACAACTTCTCCGACGCTTCACTCCGAGCAACAACATACACAACAGGTATGACAGGTGCTTCAGGTAATACTACAATTGTGCTGAATTATGATACAACAACAATGTCTTCAACTGATAAACTTCAAATTACAGTTGATGAATATTCAGAAGCAACACGCCCAAATGAAGAACAATTAGATCCAGTAGGAAAAACTAGAACATCTTCACCACAAGCACTTATTGATACAGACTTTGAATATGGAACACAGGTTTCAAAGTGGGAAAACTTGACAATGATCAACAACCGCCCATTTGGATATCAGACAATTCCAAACATTTCTAACCTTTCTTCAATTATTCTTGGAACAAACTCAAGAACTGTAACTGTTAATACATCAAGCCCTCACTATATGACAGCTGGAATGCCTGTAGCAGTACAAGATACATACCTTTCAATTGCAAATGGTAACTTTATAGTAGATACAGTACCAACTTCAACATCATTTTCTTACACAGCACGTTCAGCTAATACATCTACAATTACATCAATTCTTGATGCTAATAAGACAGCTATTTACGCTGGCGCAAACTATTCATCAGCACAAGTTGGCGGAACACCAACAGTTACATATTCAGGACAAGCGGTTACAGTAACAACTACAATTGTTCATGGCCTTGCTATTGGTAATGAAATTGCTGTAATTGGTATTACAGCAGCAAACTCTGCAACAGCAACAGTTACTGCAGTTGCTGCTTCAACTCCAGCAACAAACTTTGCACAATACACAACATCAGCAGCACACGGGTTCTCAGTTGGACAAAACGTTACAATTGCAGGAGCATCAGTTGCGGGATACAATGGAACTTTTACAATTACATCAGTTCCATCTACAACAACTTTTGCTGTAGAAAACCTTACAACAGGTGCAGCAACATTTTCATCAGGTACAGCAATTGCAAACTATGCTCCAGTGGGATCATTTGCTGTTGCAACAATTACAAGCCCAACACAATTTATTTATTACACACAAGCTCCAATTACAGGAACTTTGACTACTACAAACGCAGCATTGTATGTTCGCCCACAAGGTCAATTCCAACATAGATCATTTGACGGAGGAGTTATTTTTTCATCAAATGCAAATTCAAATTATGAACAATCAATTCGTCAAACTCGTCGTTATTTCCGTTATCAATCAGGTAAAGGCGTACAGGGATCTTCTGGAACAATTATTAAGCCTTCACTTCAAATTGATTCACTAACATCTTCTGGAACAACTGTAACTGTTCAAACAAAAGAACAACATAATTTGCAACCAGGATCTCAGGTAACAATTTCTGGTGCTAATGAATCAGCATATAATGGTACATTTACAGTAGCTAATATTAATGGATACAATACATTTACATATACAGCTTTATCTGCACCTTCAGCTTCACCAGCTTCAGGTCAATATTATTGCAATATTACTTCATGGTATGGTGCTGTAAATCGCCTAGGACTTTTTGATCAACAAAATGGTATATTTTGGGAATTTGACGGTACTACTTTAAATGCAGTACGTCGCAGTGCAACATTCCAAGTATCTGGAAAAGTTTCTGTAACAAATGGTTCAAATACCATTACTCAAACAAATGCTTTTTTTCCTACTAACTTTTCAAAACAACTTGCAATTGGAGATTGGGTAGTACTTCGTGGTTTTGCTTATCGCATAACAGATATTGCATCTGATACATCTATGACAATTTCTCCACAATATCGTGGTACAACAGATAACTACGTAATTGCATCTAAAGTAGTTGACACAAAGATTCCACAATCTTCATTCAACATTGATAAGCTTGATGGAACAGGTCCTTCAGGATACAACATTGATCTTTCAAAGATGCAAATGTGGTACATTGATTATTCTTGGTATGGTGCAGGATTTATTCGTTGGGGTATTCGTGCAACTGATGGAAATATTGTATATGCACATAAACTTCCTAATAATAACGTAAATAATGAAGCCTATATGCGTTCAGGTAACATTCCTGCTCGTTATGAATCTTCAACAGTTCCTATGTTTACATCTATTACAGCATCTATTACAGGTTCTGATACTACAATTAACGTAGCAGATACTTCTAAATTCCCGTCAGCAGGAACAGTAGTTATTAGAAATAATACTGTAGGTTACGAATATATAAACTATACAGGAAAAACTTCTACAGCATTTACAGGTGTAACTCGTGGACAAGCAGGAAATTCTTCACTTGCAGTAACAATTGCTGCGGGATCTAACCAAGGATCTGTTTCATCTGCAGCAGGTCTACAAATTGGTCAAAGAATAATTCCTACATCAGCATTTAACGGTGCTTTTCCAGAAGGAACATTTATTTCAAATATTGTAGGAACAGTTATTACATTTAGCAATGCAGCAATTCTTGCTAACCCAACTGTTATTGCAGCACCTATGGGTGCAACTTCTGGTCAATCATTTACATATGGAGCATCGTCTCCAACAGCAGTAGAATTTGCATATCCTACATATGCTCCAACTATCTCACACTGGGGAACATCTGTTATTATGGATGGTCGTTTTGATGATGATAAGTCTCTTGTCTTTACTTATGGACAACAGAATCCAGTTACAATCCCACCATCAAATGTTGTATATGCAGCGGGTGGAATCAGTGGATCTGCAGCAGGTAACACTTTAACACTTTCAGGTTCAAATACAACAGCATCAATTACACCAGGTATGTTGGTAACTGGAGGAAGCATTGCTGCAAACTCATATGTAACTTCTATTGTTAACTCAACCAACTTTACATTAAACGTAAACCCTACGGGAGCTGTTTCTGGTCCAATAACATTAACAGGCAATCCAACAAAAGCATTGCTATCAATTCGCCTAGCACCATCAGTAGATAACGGAATTGGTGCGGGATTTGGGCAAAGAGAACTTATTAATCGTATGCAATTGATTCTTAAGAACCTTGATATCTCAATCATTGGTGCAACATCAAGCAACCTTCTTGTAAGAGCTTATTTGAACTCTAATACATTTGCTGGACAGCAAACAATCCTTGGAGTAGCAAACGGTACATCAATTTTGTTATCAACAGCAGCTGGATCAGGTTCTGCTGTAACCTATACAACAACTTATCCACATGGATTAAATATTGGAGATCAAGTAGTAGTTTCAGGTGTAACATCTTCAACAGGATATAGCGGAACATATATTGTTACAGCAGTTCCAGCATCTACACAGTTCCAAGTTGCAAGTACATATACAACAACTTATTCAACAACAGGTTCACCTACAGTAATAGGATTTAAGAAGTGGACAAATGCTGCAGGAGATATTTATGGTGTTCTAACATCATCACTTGCTCAAATTGCAGATTATGCTCCAAATGCAACAAATGGTGGATTATCAGGAGCATTTTCAACAGTGGGTGGTGAAGTGACTGGTGGTTATTTTGCTAACTCAACTGGTTCACTTGATATTTCAAACGTTCGTGACTTAGGTAACGCAGTTCTTGGTGGCGGAGGAATTGGAACCCCTTCATATTCAGGCGGAACAGGAAACAACCCAGGCGGAATTTATCCAGATGGTCCAGACGTTCTTACACTTGTTGTAACAAATCTTTCATCTGTGCCACTACAGGTACTTGGAAGAATTGGTTGGACTGAAGCTCAAGCTTAAAAAAAGGGGAGGGCAAAGTGCCTTTAGACAAAGCAAATAAACTCTCCAATGATTCTTTAAAAACTCCATATATAAATATTGGTAATAAAGTTGGAGAATTAGGGCAATCTGTTGCTACTATTTATTTTGGTTTAAATAGTAATAGACCAACTAATCCATTAATTGGAGATCAGTTTTTTCAAACACAAAGTCAAGAATTACAAATTTATACAACAAATGGCTGGGTTCCAGTAATGACAAAACCATCTGCTCCAATAGGTGTGGTTGCTTCAAATAATCCTGTAATATATGGTGGGATTCCATCAGCATCTATAAGCTTTATACCATCAAGCTCTGATTCTCCAGCAAATTTATATACAGTAACATCAACACCAGGCTCCTTAACTGCAACGGGAACATCTTCTCCAATTACAGTAAACGGACTCACTGCTGGAACATCATATACGTATACTGTAACAGCTTCAAATAGTTATGGTTCTTCTACATCTTCTCCAAGTTCTGCGGTAATTGCAGGAACAATTTCACAACCGCCAACTAATGTATCTGCTTCTGGGAACAATACTTCAGCTACAATATCATTTACAGCACCTTCAAATGTTGGAGCTTCCCCAATAACATCTTATACTGTTTATTCATCTCCAGGAAATTTTTTTAATACGGCAGCATCTTCGCCAATAACAGTTCAATTTTTAACTAATGGTACACCTTACACTTTTACTGTAGTTGCAAACAATAATGCTGGATCTTCTGTTTTATCACAAGCAACATCTCCAGTTACTCCAAATGGAATATCAACCGCAACGGGAGGAGCACCATCTCAAGATGCAACTTATTACTATAGAACTTTTACTGGAAATGGAAATTTTGTTGTAGGTTTAACTGCACTAACAGTAGACATTTTAACAATTGCAGGAGGGGGATCTGGTGGTTCTAACATGTCTGGTGGCGGTGGTGCAGGTGGAGTTTTATATTCTTCAACACAAGTTTTACCAGTTGGTTTAACAGCTGTAACAATTGGAGGAGGTGGAGCCGCACCAGCAAATGATTCATGGGCCGATGGAAGGCCAGGCACAGATTCATCAGTAGGATCTTTTATAGCAAAAGGCGGAGGCTATGGTGGGGGTTATGGTGGAAATGGTGGAAATGGTGGTTCAGGAGGCGGATTAGGCTGGGTAGGTACAGTGCAAGGTCTTGGAACCACTGGTCAAGGAAATAATGGTGGAGCTGTAACTGCTAATGGAGGATCAACTGGTGGCGGCGGAGCAGGAGGACCAGGTGGTGGAGGTTCTGGAGGTTACTATGGAACTGGCGGTCCTGGAGGTTCAGCAACATATGCTTATTCATCATGGGCTTCAATAACGGGCACTGGAGTTGGCGGAGGTTACGCAGGCGGCGGCGCAGGAGATTCATATTCTTATGGCTCTGGTGGCGGAGGTGGTGCAGGTGCAAACGGTAGCAATGCTACTCCAAATACGGGTTCTGGCGGCGGTGGCGGTGGATATGGCTACACACAAATTAGTGGTGGTGCTTCAGGAATTGTAATGATAAGATTTACAAGAGCACAACTTGGTGGATAATAAATACAAAATGTATTTAAATTACAGTATAATAGATTTATATAAAGTGAGGAGTAATTAATGGCTATAGATAAACCACAAAATGTATCAAATGATTCTTTAGTAAACCCTTATATAAATATTAATAGTGTTCCAAGTCAGCTTGGAGGATCAGTATCAACATATTTATCTGGAGCAACTGCAAATCGCCCAGCAACATCACTAATTGGAAATTTATACTATAATACTACATTAAATGAATTGCAACAATACACAATAAATGGATGGGTTTCATTGGGTTTAATTCCATCTGCACCAACATCAATAACTGTATCAAATGATTCAATTGCATATGGTGGTACTCCAGCCGCAATAGTTTCTTTTATTCCAGCAAATACTGGTACGCCAGCAGGCTATTATAGAGTTACAACAACTCCAACAACATCAACTGTTACAACTACAAATACAACAATTAGTTTTTCAGGTTTGACTGCTGGAACAGCATATACTTTTAATGTGGTTGCAGGAAATACATATGGAATTTCTTCAAGTATTACAAGTTCATCATTAACTGCAGGAACCTTATCGCAACCACCAACTGGGCTTACAGCTACAACAAGTAATAGAAATGCAACAATATCTTTTACCGCACCTTCAAATACTGGTGCAGCTCCAGTTACATCTTATACAGTTTATTCAAATCCAGGAAATATTTCAGCTTCTGCTGCATCTTCCCCAATAACAATTTCAGGCTTAACGTTTGGAACACCATATACTTTTACAGCAGTTGCAAACAATAGTGCAGGATCTTCAGTTTTGTCAACACCTTCAAATCAAGTAACACCTTCGGCTATTACCGCACCAGCGACAGTAGAAGTTTTAGTTGTTGCTGGTGGCGGCGGTGGTGCAGGAGGAACAGGTTTTGAAACTGGTTCAGGAGGAGGTGCTGGAGGATATCGTTATTTTGCAGCTTATTCGCCACCTTCTAATTCCTTAACGGTAACTGTTGGAGCAGGCGGTGCTGCGGTAGTTACTGGAAATCAAGGAAATAGAGGAAATAACTCAGTATTTGGAACAATAACAGCAACATACGGCGGAGGCGGTAAATATTATTCAACAGCTGGAGAAGCTGGCGGTTCAGGTGGTGGTGGAGCACCTTCAGGAGGTGCAGGAAATCTTGGTAATTACACACCATCAGAAGGTAATGCAGGATCAGGATATTCTCCAGGTGCGGGGCCAAACACTCTAGGCGGCGGTGGTGGCGGAGCAACCCAAGGAAATCCAGGTCACAGCGGCGGAGCTGGAGCAACTTCAACAATTACTGGCCCATCAGTTAGTTATGCAGGCGGAGGCGGAGGCGGATCTGGTTGGGACACTGGAAATAATCCTGGTGCTGGCGGTTCAGGCGGCGGTGGCACTGGAACTTTTGTTTCCACTGCAGGCTCTGGAACTCCAAACACAGGCGGCGGCGGAGGAGCAGTAGGACAAACTTTTTCAAATACTGGAACATTTTCTGCGGGAGCTGGTGGCTCTGGTGTAGTAATTATTGCATATCAATCTGCAGGAACATCCCCATTAGCAACAATTGATGCTGGTTTGACATATACTTTAGACACTACAACAAGATCTGGATATAGAATTTATAAATTTACAGCTGGAACAGGGGCGGTAAGCTGGTAATGGCACATTATGCATTTTTAGATGAAAATAATATTGTTACAGAAGTAATTACAGGACGCAATGAATATGAAGTTATTGATGGAATATCAGATTGGGAAGAATATTACGGTAATATTAGAAATCAAACCTGTAAGCGTACTTCGTATAATGGAAATATAAGAAAAAATTTTGCAGCGGTAGGTGGATCATATGATCCAAGTCTTGATGCATTTATACCAATTAAACCATATCAATCGTGGATACTTGATGAAGAAAAATGTCAATGGATTGCTCCAAAAGCAAATCCATCAGGTAATGGTGTATACTACAAGTGGTCAGAAGACGATATTGATTGGGTTGTTGACCACGTAATTTCTAAAAAAGGATAATTAATGGATCAAGACGTTATAAATGTTTATTGGGCTCCAGAATCAACTTGGGAAACCCCAGGGCTAGGAGAATGGAATCTTTTGTATCCAGAACCAAAAACTTTATTTTCTGAGTTACAAGAACAAAGATCAAAATATGCTGGGCCAGACACTTACTTTTCATGTCCAGCAACAAGTGATAAATATAGAAAAACATATGTTTTTAGAAATACTTTGCCATCTTCCTACGCATTTGATTTTACAGATAATCAACAAATTATAAACCCAACAAGCGAAGGCTATATTAGCTATGAAGTATTAAGGCCACCAACTATTGCAGCGGGTCCAATGATAAACTTTAACCTATTCTATTCTTTTTTTGCTGATCAACCCTTAGAGGCAATATTTACTCCACCAATGATGCATAAACCAGGCTATACAAAATATGGAACAACTATACCTGGTCAGTTTGATATTGGTCAATGGTATAGGCCATTCCCACTTGAAATGCAGATGTGGGATATAAAAGGAGATTTTCATATGGGTGAAGAACCAATTTTTTATGTTGAATTTAAAACTGATAAAAAGATTAAAATGCATAGATATCAAATGAATGGAACACTGTCATCATATTTAAAAATGTGTTCTACATCCAGAACAACTTGGGGAGCTGGACAAAGCTTGCTAAAAAGATATGAAAGATTCAATAATTCAAGAACAAACGAGTTGATTCTTAAAGAAATTAAGAAACAAGTCTTATAAAAGGTATAATGGTATTATGTCATATCAACAAACGGTACTAAGAGACGATCCAGTAGCATATTGGCCTTTAACAGGCACATCTACTATACGTACCTATGCTTCGATTTTGGAACAATATAACTCATATCAAGAATGGTTAAACTCTGAAGCTAACTACGCTTATGAATCTGGATCTATTACTTTTGAAGATGTATCTGTAAATAAAAATCACGCTGCGGTATCTTTTGGTACCCAGCTTCCTACATTTTTGGATATTTTAACTCTTAACTCCCGCCTATTTAGCGATACAGCAAATAACGGATGCAAACTTAATGATAACTCTGTTATTAGCATTTTTGATATTTACAGTTTCTTTGACAAAAATTATGAAGGCGGGATTTTTGGAGCAGAGTTTTGGATACTATTAGAAGAAGCTCCTAATGACAAGGTAAACCTATTTAGCGTAGTAAATGGATCAACCGTAGTAGTTGAATCATATGCAGAAGATGATTGTATCTATTTTAAAATAAATACAGATTTAGGTTCATATACAACCAAGAAACGTATATTCTCATGGGACAAAAAAGTTCACATATACCTATCCTATGGTGAAAGAAAAATGGAGGTATATGTAAATGGAATCTGTGATGAGTCTGTTACTATTCCTACAAATGATAAATTTATTATGGTTACAAATTTGTATGTAAAGTATAAATTAGGTCCCGCTCCAGCAGGTAAATTTTTTGTTATCAATGACGTGGCCCTTTATACACACAAACTTTCAGTTCAAGAAATTAGAAACCACATGCTTTGGGCAGATAAAGATTCTGGACCAGATCAATTTGCACAACAAGGTAGTGCATACCATTTTGATATTAAACCTAAAAATGACATGATTCATTTGCAAAAGCAGTTTACATCGCCAGAAGATTACAATCAAGGTACCTTCTCTGGACTTATTTCTGATAGATCTGGAATTACAGTAAAGCAAACAGGAACATCAGGAACTGCTCTAGGAACTTGGTTTTACAACTTCCCAATAGTTCAGCATATAGATTTTGCGGGAATTAGTATTTATTGGGATACGGCAACTTCATATACATCTTTGGCGGGAAGTAAGCATGTCAAAGTATATTCATCTTATGATAACGGAACTACATGGTATTCAGTATATAGCAATGAGCTTGTTCCCTTCTTTCTTGCAAATGCCATAAATAACCCATCAGCAAGTCTTTTGATCAAGGTTGAAATGTATTCTCCAGACACTTCTGCAGATAATCAGCCGAGACTAGATAACCTTTCAATAAAGTTGTTTAAGAGTTTAAATGTGTCTGCTGATTCTGGCGGATTTGTTCTTGCTCCAGTTGCTAGTCAAACCTATATGGTCAGAGAACATGATATTAAATTAATTGAACGTGAAAAGAATTTGGGTATTAACTTTGTTAATCAAACACCAGGAACTGGATATCCAGGTGCTGCAGTTATTACTTCCCCTAATAACACTGCATATAAAACTATAGAATTTTGGTTTAAGTATTCTGGCACTACAGCCTCTACAGCAGCTGTTTTAGACACTGCAACAATTGCGGGTGTAGACTTATCAATTGCTAACGGAACTAACCTCCTAACCAACAACCTGGGCTCAGGAGGCACCTTGTATATCAATGGTGTGCCTCAGATAACAGGAACTTACTCAATCGTTCCTGGAGCATCATATTTCATTACAGTTGTTTATAATCAATCAACAATTAATCCAATATACATTAATGGAAGCACAGATGGGTCTATACCTTCTCCACAAGCAATGTATGGCTTCTTTACAATGTTCCCAAATGCTTTAACTGCTACCGAAGTGCAGACAAGATACCTTTCATATTTGGCAACTAAGACTTCCATAGTGTACGATAGTACAACTACGCTTGGAAGCGTTCTTGAGTACATTGGAGCAACTCCAACAAGTTTAAATGGCGGTCTTGCTGTCATTTCACACGATCATACATATTAAAAATGGTAGTCAACAGTACACTTATTACGCTTTAGCTAAACAGAATGGTATTATAACGATATGGGAAAAATGAAGATTACCCCCGTAGATGAAGTCAACTGGGGATTATATATGTGGCAGATGCCAGACGAATCACTAGTAATGGACGATGAAGGCGGATATCTTTGTGTCCCGTCACTTAAAGGTGACATTAAACAAATTAAAAAAATTAAAGAAGTTGCAAAGCATCATGGACTTTCAGAAGGAAAGCCTATTTTTTTTGCAGGGCACAGAACAGTAACTGGAGATGAGCTTGAAGAACAGAAGACAAGATCAAATATGGGATTAATTCCAGACACACAGGACATGCCTGCAATGATGGAATACGTTAAAGAAATGCGGGAGATGAAACTAGGATAATGGAACATACTGTAACAATCATGGACGATAACGAAGATAACGAAGTACAAGTTAGATCAAACGTAGACTTTGGATTTGGTGGCTCTACATCAGAGGCATTTGAAGATCCATTTGCTAAATCTTGGGATGATATCAAGAAGATGGATGGTCTTAATCCAAACATCCGTCGTAATGCTAACAGACTTGAAAAGTCTTTTTCTGGCATAGATGACGCTAAGTCTAAGAAGCTTGACCCACTTGACCTTACAGGATACTCATTATTTCAGATTGTTCAACCACCATTTAATATGCTTTATTTATCACAGCTTTACGATGTGTCCCCATATCATCACTCAGCAGTTAATGCCAAGGTAGCAAACGTAATTGGTTTAGGTTATAAGTTTGAAGAAACATACAAAGTAACTCAAAAAGTACAAGACGTAATTGATGATCCAAAGAAGTTGGATAGACTACGTACAAAGATTGAAGCAGCAAAAGTTGAACTTCGTGATTACCTAGAGTCATTAAATTCAGATGATTCTTTTACAGAAAACATGAAAAAGGTATACACAGACTTAGAGTCAACAGGAAACGCTTATCTTGAAGTTGGTCGTACAGCTACAGGAAAGATTGGTTATTTAGGCCATATTCCTACAACAACTATGCGTATTCGTCGTCACCGTGACGGCTTTGTGCAGGTTGTTTATAATCGCTATACATTCTTTAGAAACTTTGGAGATACAGAAACTCCAGATCAAATTGGAACAGACCCACAGCCAAACGAAGTTATTCATTTTAAAAAGTTTACCCCATCAAATACATATTATGGAGTTCCAGATATTCTTTCAGCAAAAAATGCAGTTGCTGGAGATGAGTTTGCACAGCGATTTAACTTAGACTATTTTGAAAACAAAGCTGTTCCAAGATACATCATTACTGTTAAAGGTGCTAAGCTGAGTGCAGATTCAGAGCGTAAACTTCTTGAGTTTTTCCAAACAGGGCTCAAGGGTCGCAATCACAGAACTCTTTATATTCCTCTTCCATCAGATGGAGAAAATGGTCGTGTTGATTTTAAAATGGAGCCTGTTGAAGCGGGAATTCAAGATTCTTCATTTAATAATTATTCTGTAGAAAACAGAGATCGTATTCTTATTGCTCACCGTGTTCCAATTTCAAAGATCGGAATGCCACAAGGAGTTTCACTAGCAAATGCTAAAGATGCAGATAAAACATTCAAAGAGCAAGTATGTCGTCCAATGCAAGAGGAACTTGAGTATAAACTTAACAAAATTATGTCTGAGTTCACAGACGCATTTCAGCTCAGATTTGAAGAGCTTTCTCTTACAGATGAAGAGACTATGGCAAGAATTGATGATACTTATCTTAAGGGTAAGGTTATCCTTCCAAATGAAGTTCGTTCAAGAAAGGGCCTAGCCCCTATTGAAGGCGGAGACGAACCTCTAGAACTAAAGCCCCAACAAGCAGCAGATGCAAGAATGGATGGCAATAGAGAACGTGATACACAACGAAACCTAAACGCACCAGATAAATCTGGAGGTGGGAGAAATCCAAAAGGTGAAGGTAAAAAAGTAGAATAATAAGCACTGTAAATTATGAGTTAATTATAAACACTGCTATTATTTAGATTACATATGGAACTACAAAAAACGTACTGGCAAAACAGCGAATCATCAATGGCCTTGTCCTTTCCTATTGCAAAGGTTAACAAGGAAAAAAGAACCGTATCTGGATTTGCTTCACTAGATAACGTAGATCGTCATGGAGATATTGTAACTGCTGACGCAAGCAAAAAAGCTTTTGAAAATTTTAGAGGAAACATTCGTGAAATGCACGGTCCATCTGCTGTAGGCAAGATGATTGATTTTAAGGAAGATGCTTTCTTTGATAAAGCTTCTGGTAAAAAGTATAGTGGCGTTTATGTCACAGCATATATTTCAAAGGGTGCACAAGATGCTTGGGAAAAAGTTCTTGATGGCACATATTCAGGTTTCTCAATTGGCGGAAACATTGTAGATGCAAAAATGGAAAAAGCAGACGGCGGGGATGAAGAACGTAGAGTTATTCATAACTATGATCTACATGAATTATCATTAGTAGACTCACCAGCAAACCCACTTGCTAATTTCTTTTCTATTCAAAAGATGGCAAAAGCCATGACACTAGAAAATGTTTACTGGTGTAAAGAAGATGAAGTTGCATCAACATCTATTGAAATTCAAAAGAATTGCTCCGTATGCGGAGATCAAATGACAAACGTAGGTTGGGTAGAACAAGCAGACTCAGAAAAGTTTGAAGCAATTGAAAAAGTAATTGATTCTTATTTTAAGAAAGATGATGCCCCAGCTTCAGATCACGCTGCATTAGAAACAGCAGCTCCAGGAAATGTAATTGATAGCAAGTCAGCAATCAATCTTTATCCAGATCAAAATAAAACAAAAAAGGTTTCGCCTATCACAGTTGATGCGGCGACTATAAAGAAAAATGAAGGAGGAAATGAAATGACAGAAGAAACAAACGCAGAAGTAGCTCCAGAAGTTACTGAAGTTGAAACTCCAGCTGTTGAAGAAGTAGCGGAAGTTACAGAAGCACCAGCAGTTGATGCAGGAGAGGCAATCGAAAAAGCTGTTGCTATTTCAGAGGTTGAGGATACACTTGATTTCACAAAGATGGTAACTGACCTTAAGACCTTCTTTAATGATTCTATCGAAAAGAATTATGCAACCCATGCAGCAACAGTTCAAGATGTTTATCGCATTGTAGAGGAAACAAGGGCAGAAATGTCAAAGGCGATTGACGAAATCAAAGCTAAGCATGAAGAAATCAATAAATCAATCACGGATATGTACGGAAAGATTGACTATGTTGATAATAAGCTGAACGGATTTGAATCCGCAACAGCAGTTAAAAAGTCCAGTGATCTTAATGGATCATTGGAGCAAGAAAAAATCCAAAAAAGTATATGGCAAGGACACTTCCTCGGTGTTAATAGCTTAACTAAAAATCTATAAAAAAATAAGGTGGTGAAATAAAAAATGAGTAATGAACTATTACAAAAAGTAATTGA